AGATATCCTCCAATATATGAGAGTGGAAAGAAATCAGGCCTACTAGGATTTGGATATCGTAAGAATGTATTAGAACTAACTGATAGGGTAGCTAAGCAATTACTATCTAACGGAACACCGCTACTATAACACTTGTCAAGAGCAAAGTCAAGTAAAACTAAGGCAAATAAGGATATATTATGAGTGAAAAGAAACCAAAACATTATGTAAATAACGCAGACTTCTTGAAGGCCCTAGTGGACTATAAAGAAAGATGTGCTGAGGCAAAGAAAGCAGAAAAAGAAGACCCACAAATTCCAAATTATGTTGGTGAGTGTTTTCTAAAGATTGCTGAACATCTATCCCGTAAACCAAACTTCATTTCGTATTCTTTCCGAGACGAGATGATATCAGACGGCATTGAAAATTGTATTATGTATTTCCGTAACTTTGATGAAACGAAGTCAAAGAATCCATTTGCATACTTCACACAAATCATATACTATGCCTTTCTTCGAAGAATTATGAAAGAGAAAAAGCAGTTATATGTCAAATACAAAGCTACCGAGCAATTCGGTATATTAGATGAACATGAAATGTTAGAAGATTCAGACGGTATATCCAAGCAGTTTGAATTGTATGCCAACATATCAGAATTCATTTTCAACTTTGAAGAAAACAAGAAAAAGAAAAAAGATAACAAACCGGCAAAAGGTGTTGACCAATTTATTGGCGAAGACCTATAATTGCCATGAAACGCTTGACTTTATTATTATTATGTGTTATGATGTGTGGGTGCGCTGAGGTAAAATTCAGATTTCCTAATTCGTATGGAGTTTTAAATGAACAAAGAGAAATTGTTTAAACATATTAGAAATTTAGAAGAAGAACATTTAATTTTAGATAGCCAAATCAAAGAAAATCATAGTCATTTTGTGAATGATTTGGATCTTAGCAAGATGAAGTATCAAAAACTTCAACTCAAAAGAGAAATAGAAACACTCAAACAACAATACAACGAAACAAGAATTAGTCATTAATGAAAATTTGTATATTAGGTGATACGCATTTTGGTATGCGTGGCGATTCTTTGGAGTTCCATAAGTATATCAAGAAGTTTTATGATAACATATTCTTTCCTTATTTAATTCAAAATAAGATTGATACTGTATTTCAGCTAGGTGATTTGTTTGATAGACGAAAGTTTATTAATTTCAATTCATTATACCTGTGTCGCAAATACTTCTTTGATAAGCTAAAAGAAAACAATATTAGGTTTTATACCATCCTTGGTAACCACGATGTATCTTTTAAGAATACACTCGAAGTCAATTCATCACAGCTTCTTTTAAACGAATATGATAACATCACCGTATTTGATGACTTTGATACTATTGATTTTGATGGCATTAATGTTGATGTTATTCCTTGGTTATGCCTTGAGAATGAAGAACAAATCTTCCAGAAAATAAACGAATCTAAATCACAACTATCATTTGGCCATTTTGAGATTGATGGGTTTGAAATGGATCGTGGTAATGTTTGTCGTGGTGGTATTGACAAAAACAAATTAATCAAGTATGATATGGTTATAACTGGACATTTCCATCATAAATCAGATGATGGTCATATCTATTATGTTGGCACTCCAAATGAAATGACTTGGGCTGATTATAATGACCCACGAGGTTTTCATATCTTTGATACGGCCACTCGTGAAATGGAATTCATACAAAATCCATATCGTATGTTTCATAAACTAAATTATGATGATGGTGCTCAAGATTTTGAATTCTGGAAGGCATATGACTTTTCTAAACTAAAAGAAACATATGTTAAAGTGATTGTAATTAACAAACAAAATCCTTATCTATTTGATAATGTGATTGACAATTTATATAAAGCTGGTGTATCAGATATATCCATTGTTGAAGATTTTACTGATACAAGTTTTGATACAGACCAAGATATTATTGACCAAGCTGAAGATACAATGACCATATTAAGTAAGTATATTGATAACCTTACCTTGAATGTAAATAGTGATAAGCTTAAAACACTCATGCGTGAACTCTATGTAGAAGCGATTAACACGGAAACAACTGAATAATGCTCGTCTTTCGTTATGTTCGTTGGAAGAATCTTCTTTCAACTGGTAATTATTTTACCGAAATTAAATTAGACAATACAAGTAACACACTTGTTGTTGGTGAAAATGGCTCTGGCAAATCTACAATGCTAGACGCATTATGCTTTGGACTTTTTGGTAAGCCTTTCCGTTCAATCGTTAAACCTAACCTAATCAATTCAATCAATGGTAAAGATACTGTTGTTGAAGTTGAGTTTAATGCTGGTAACAAATCATATAAGATTATTCGTGGTATTAAACCTAATATCTTTGAGATTTATCAAGATGGCGAATTATTAAATCAAGATGCAGCTGCTCGTGATTATCAAGAATACCTAGAAAAGTTTATTCTTAAAATGAATTACAAATCTTTCACACAGATTGTTATTCTAGGTTCAGCATCATTTACTCCATTCATGCAATTATCAAATACTGATAGACGAGCAATCATTGAAGACCTCCTTGACATCCAAATATTCTCCACAATGAATGGATTGGTTAAAGAAAAGTTAAGTAATAATAAAGATTTATCTGTAGCTAAAAAACATGAGATTGATATTGACCAACAAAAGTATGAACTCAAAGAAACACACATCAAACAATTAAAACAAAATAATGATGAAAAGATTGATGAATATGAATTAGATATTGCCAACAATTCAAATCATATTGTGACACTAGAAACACAAACAAGCGAACACACAGATAAGATTGATACATTACAAGCTGATGTGACATCTCGTTTAGACACAGAACAAAAGGTTAAAAAGTTTAATCAATTAGAAACACAGATTGAAACGAATCTAAGCAAATATAAGAAAGATGTCAACTTCTTTGAACACAATGACAATTGTCCTACATGCCGACAAACCATTGATAAACATTTTAAAGAAGAAGAAATTGGTAATTTAACCAATAAGATTACAGAGTGTACCGTTGGTCTATCACAACTAGAAATCAAATTACTTGAAGAACAAAACAAACTCAATGAAATTAGTGAAAAACAAAAACAAATACAAGAACTACAAATTAAGATTGCAACCAACACCACATCTATTACCGAGATAAAAAAATACATTGTTCGTATTGAAAAACACATTGACGAGTTAAAAAATACTAAAGATATATCAGACACCGAACAAAAGCAATTAGAAGAACTCAAAGTTAAAATTGATGAAGCTGAAAAAGAACTTAAAGAATTAATTGATGAGAAAACATATTATGAAGTAGCATCTGGTCTATTGAAAGATACTGGTATTAAAACAAAGATTATTAAACAATACTTACCAATCATTAATAAATTAGTGAATAAGTATTTGGCATCATTAGACTTCTTTGTGAACTTTAACCTTGACGAATCATTTAAAGAAACAATCAAATCAAGGCATCGTGATGAGTTTACCTATAACAACTTTTCAGAAGGTGAGAAACAAAGAATTGATATGGCACTTATGCTAACATGGCGTGCTGTTGCTAAACTTAAAAATTCATCTAATACTAACCTATTAATACTTGATGAAATATTTGATTCAAGCCTTGATGTGAATGGTACCGATGAATTGATTAAGATATTACATATGCTTGAAGATGTCAACCTGTTTGTGATTTCTCATAAAGGTGATATTCTACAAGATAAATTTAACCATGTAATTAAATTTGAGAAGATTAAAAACTTTAGTAGGATTGTAAAATGAGTGACGATATAATGAGCCAAGAAATATTTACCATTGATACTGGTGTTAATATTACAAAAGAAGAAAAGATTGAACCCTTGCCATTGTTTGATGAAAATCATCCAATGTTAAGTAAGTCAATACCAATATATAAAAACGCACTACCTAATCAAAACATGAATACTTTAATTAAACGATTAAAGATGACAATGAAACAGTTTGGTGGTTTAGGTCTTTCAGCTAATCAATGTGGAGTGTTTGAAAGAGTATTTGTAATTGGTACCGAACATTTTCAATTCGCCTGTATTAATCCATTAATTACCGAACAATCGGCAGAGATGATAAAAGATAACGAAGGTTGCCTCTCCTATCCCGCTTTATATCTTAAAATAGCAAGACCGTCATGGATTATGGCTTCATTCTATAATGAAAACGGTGAAC